CATGACGCCACTCGGTCAGGCGAAAGAGATTGGGAAAATTGAAGCCAAATTGGTTTCAGCGCCCCCGGTCAAAAAAACAACTTCTGCACCAGCGCCAATTTCGCCGGTGACTGCACGCTCCTCTGGAGCGCCAGCTTATGACACTACGGACCCACGGTCTACCAAGACCATGACGGACTCGCAGTGGATTGAAGCTGAACGCAGACGCCAGCAAAAGAAGTGGGAAACGCAGAACCGCTAAACTTTTTTAGGAATTTGAAATGTCTAACAGTATTCTGACCATCGACATGATCACAAGAAAAAGTCTCGAAATCCTTGAGAATAACCTTGTGATCACCCGTAACGTGAACCGCCAGTATGACGATTCTTTTGCCGTTAACGGCGCTAAGATCGGCTCCACACTGCGTATCCGTTTGCCCGACCGCGCTCTGGTAACTGACGGTGCAGCCCTGCAAGTTCAGGACGACAACGAACAGTTCACCACTTTGACCGTTGCCAGCCAAAAGCACATCGGTGTCAACTTCACATCTGCTGAATTGACCATGCAGTTGGACGACTTTGCTGAGCGTGTCTTGAAGCCACGTATTAGCCAGTTGGCCTCCAGCATTGACGCTGACGTTGCTAACAGCTACAAGTACATCGGTAACACCGTTGGTACACCTGGCACCACTCCCGCCACTTCTTTGGTGCTGTTGCAAGCCCAGCAGAAGCTGAACGAGAACGCTGCCGTGATGAACCCGCGTTACGCTACCGTTAACCCTGCCGCTAACGCTGGTTTGGTTGAAGGCTTGAAAGGTCTGTTTAACCCTACTGACACTATCAGCCGCCAATTCAAAAATGGCATGATGGGCGTTGGCGTGTTGGGTTTTGACGAGATCAACATGTCTCAGTCGATCAAGCAGTTCACAACTGGTTCGCGTGCTGCTACTGGCGGTACAACTTCCGCTGCTGTGACCGCTGAAGGCGCAACTACCATTGCGATGACCGTTGGTTCTGGCGTGACAGTTAAGCAAGGTGATGTATTCACTATTGCTAACGTTTACTCTGTGAACCCACAGACCCGTGAGTCAACTGGTTCTTTGTTCCAGTTTGTGGCTGTTGCTGACGCTACTGCTGTCAGCACTGCTATCACTGTGACCGTGGCTCCTATCTACTCGGCCGCTAACGCTCTGGCAACTGTAGACACTCTGCCTACTAACAGCGCGGCGGTTGTGTTTGTCGGCGCTGCTTCAACTCAGTACCCACAAAACTTGGTCTACCACAAAGATGCCATCACCTTTGCAACTGCTGACTTGCTGTTGCCACAAGGCGTTGACATGGCTGCTCGCGCTGTCCACAACGGTATCAGCTTGCGTGTTGTGCGCCAGTACGATATCAACAACGACCGCCTGCCTTGCCGTATTGACGTTTTGTACGGTTTCAACGTGATTCGTCCACAAATGGGCGTGCGCATGTGGGGCTAATTTGAATGGGGCTTCGGCCCCTTCAGTTTTAAAATCTTTTTAAGGAAAATTATCATGGCTACTTTACCTAATGGCGCAGGCGGTTACCAAGTTGGTGACGGCAATCTTACAGAAGCCCAACTGACCGTACAAACCATCCCTACCACCTTGACCGCAGACACCACCCTGACTGCTGCTCAAGTGGCGGTTGGTTTGGTTGTTTGTGCAAAAGCATCGGATGCTACGTTGACTGTGACGTTGCCCACGGCGACTTTGCTTGACGCAGCTATTCCAAGTGCAAAAGTTGGTTCAGCTTTTAGCTTGACGATTTGCAACAACAACAATACCGGCGCATCGTCTACCGTCCCTGTTACCACAGGAACTGGTATTACGATCTTTGGCTCTGTTACTGTCCCACGTTTTGGTGCGTATACGTACCGTTTTGTGAAGACCGGCGACGCAGCTTATTCGGCATTTTTGATGTAAACCTAATGGGGGCTTCAGCCCCTATTTTTTAAGGAACCAATATGTCTAACTCACAATCGGTAGGTGTTGCGTATAGCGACCCCGAATTTACTACCTGTTACGCAAGCCAAGAAATTGGTTACAGCGCAGCAGCCCAAGGTGCTGTGACTCAAGCCACAAGCAAATCTACAGGCGTGACGCTGAATAACAGCGTTGGCCGCATCACAATGAACAATGCAGCGTTGGCCGGAGCCACCGCCGTGTCGTTTGTTTTGACTAACAGCTTAATCTCCATCAATGACACAATCATTGTGTGCGTTTCTAGCAATACCACTGGTAGCGCGGCTGGTGCTTACACCACTTACGTTTCCTATCTGGCTGCTGGTTCTGCGCTGATTACGCTGCGAAACTTGACTGCTGCAACTTCATACTCTGAAGCTGTCATCATCAACTACGCCATCATTCACGGCGCAAGCTAAATTAAATGGGGGCTAATCACCCCCATTTTTAAGTATGAACATTGTCATGACCCACCCCATCCACGGCGCTAAAGTTGCCACGATGGAAGCTGAAGCCGAAGCGGATGAAAAAAATGGCTGGGTGCGCTACAATTCGGATACGCCTTCGGAGTCTGAAGAAGCGGTCAACACACTTGTTGTAAAGCGCAAATACACCCGTAAGGTGGAAACTGAAGGAGTCTGAGCATGACCACGTACACCGCTGGCGAACAAATCAATCGGGCACTTAGGCTGCTCGGCGTGCTTGCCGAAGGTGAAACACCGTCTGCTGCTACTTCTCAAGATGCCTTGATGGCGCTCAATCAAATGATTGACAGTTGGAACACTGAGCGATTGGCTGTCTTCTCCACCCAAGATCAAGTATTCACATGGCCGTCTGGCCTGATTAGCCGCACGCTTGGCCCGTCGGGTGACTTTGTGGGCAACCGCCCCATTTTGCTTGACGACGCCACATACTTTGTAGCGCCCAACGGCGTGTCGTATGGCATTAAGTTTATTAACCAGCAGCAGTATGATGGCATCGCGGTTAAGACAGTAACGTCTACATACCCGCAAGTGATGTTCACCAACATGTCGTTCCCCGACATTGAAATGTTCATCTACCCCCGCCCAACTCAAGACATGGTGTGGCACTTCATCTCGGTTGAGGAATTAGACAAACCCGCTGATCTGTCCACGGTTTTGTACTACCCACCAGGTTACCTGCGTGCGTTTACGTACAACTTGGCAATGGAGTTTGCGCCTGAGTTTGGCGTTGAGCCAAGCCCACAAGTGCAGCGCATTGCTATGACCAGCAAGCGCGATTTGAAGCGCATTAACAACCCTGACGATGTGATGGCGATGCCGTACTCTATGATAGCTACGCGCCAGCGCTTTAACGTCTACGCCGGTAACTACTGATGAAGTCGCCCATTCTCGGTTCGGCCTACGTTGCCCGGTCTGTCAATGCGGCAGACAACCGGATGATCAACATTTTCCCCGAGATTATTCCCGAGGGCGGTACAGAGCCTGCGTTCCTAAATCGCGCACCAGGCTTAAACTTTCTTCAGACAGTGGGCACTGGCCCTATCCGTGCATTGTGGGCGCACCAGACCAACGGCAGTGACTTCTACGTTGTGTCTGGCACTGAGGTCTATAAACTGACCGGCTTGACATCTACGCCAGTTAAGTTGGGCGACGTGTCGGGCACTGGCCCTGTGTCCATTGCTGATAACGGCGCGGTTATTTTCTTTGCTTGCAACGGCCCCAGCTACACGTACTACGAGCCAACGGGCGAGTTTAACCAAATCACAGACGCCAACTTCCCCGGCGCTGTAACGGTGTCCTACATTGACAATCTGTTTGTATTTAACGAGCCTAACAGCCAACGCATTTGGAGCGTGGATACGGTCAATCCAGCCAATGGTGACTACATCTACCCTCTGGTGTTTAACGCTCTTGACTTTGCGTCTGCTGACGGCTCTCCTGACGGAGTTGTGGCCATTAACGTGGACCATCGCCAGATGTGGGTGTTTGGCACTGACTCAACCGAAGTCTGGTACAACGCCGGTCTGGCCAACTTCCCGCTGACCAACATCCAAGGCGCGTTTAACGAAATTGGTTGTGTGGCATCGTTTTCTGTGGCCAAGCTGGACAACACTTTGTTCTGGCTGGGCACAGACGCCCGTGGCCAAGGCATTGTTTACCGGGCGCAAGGATACAGCGCAGCTCGCGTGTCTACGCACGCAATTGAGTACGCTATCGCACAGTACGGCAACATCTCAGACGCTTTGGCCTATACGTACCAAGAAGAAGGCCACTCTTTTTACGTGCTGACTTTCCCATCGGCAAACGCCACTTGGGTCTACGATGTGGCTACGCAAGCTTGGCATGAGCGTGCTGGATTTGTAAACGGCGCGTTTACCCGCCACCGCAGTAACTGCCAGTGCAACTTTGGCGGCAACATCATTGTTGGCGACTTTGAGAACGGCAATATCTATACGTTTGATTTGGCGGTTTACGCAGACAATGGCCAACCACAAAAGTGGTTGCGCTCTTGGCGTGCGCTGCCCACCGGCACAAACAATCTCAAGCGCACGGCACAGCACACGTTGCAACTTGAATGCGAGTCCGGTACGGGCTTAAATGATGGCCAAGGTAGTGACCCAGCCGTCATGCTGCGTTTCTCAGACGATGGGGGTCATACGTGGTCCAATGAGCATTGGTCTTACATGGGAAAGATTGGCCAATACTATAAGCGCGTCTTTTGGCGGCGTCTGGGTATGACGCTCAAGTTGCGCGACCGTGTGTATGAAATCTCGGGTACTGACCCCATCAAGATTGACATTATGGGCGCTGAAATTATTGCTTCACCAACGAACGCATAATGGCCGCAGCTAACAACCAAATCACCGCGCCCCGTGTTGACTTCTTAGATGAGCGCACTGGAAAAATATCGCGTGAGTGGTACATGTTTTTGTACAACCTGTACACAATTACAGGTTCTGGCTCTGGCATTACGGCAATTCAAAATGGCGGCACAGGTCTAAGCACGCTGCCAACTGACGGTCAATTATTGATTGGCGATACCGGCGCATATAGTTTGCATACGTTAACAGCCGGTCGGGGCATAGCAATTACAAATGGCCCCGGCGCAATATCAATTGCGGCTGTTTTTACAGCGCCGGTGACAAAAACTGCTGATTACACAATTGCGGATACCGACACTTGGATCATCAACAACAAGACCGGCTCGGCTATGACGTTGACGTTTCCAGCCGCCTCGGCTTGGATTGGCCGCTATATTACGGTCAAAAATATGCAAGCGCAGTTGGTCAATTCGGCTTCGGCCAACATTGTGCCAATTGACAGTACAACGGCTGGTACGGCCATCCTCTTGAATGTAGTTGGCAATTGGGCGACAATGGTGTCTGACGGCACTAATTGGGTAATCATGCAAGCTGCATCAAACAACAATTTGCTACTGGAGTAACTGATGCCTGTAATGTCCGCAGAATGGCAAGAACAAAATCAAGCCAACAAACGAAGCTGGTGCCTTGGCAACCAGCACGCTGTGGATTTTCTGAACTGTTTGTTTGATGCTGTGGAGCTTTGGGATGATCTGATTGACAAAGACGTTACTGTTAAAGACAGCCATGTCAACCGAGTGTTTACGTCAATGATGTTTTCGCTCCCATCAAACCCTTGGTTTATGGCAAACTACACCTATTACCAACCGTTAATCATGGCGTCCATTAATGGGTTTCATGACGCCAACGCGATGGCAAAAAGTGACAAGAAGCATTTGCGAAACCTTGCATTTCACATCCGCAACTTAGGGATTGAAATTCATATCGCTACTGCGTTTTTGCTTGGTGGATTTGAACACATGCGTAAAGTGTCTCCTGAAATTCGGGAGTTTTACGCTTTTGAAACTTTTGACGAATGGGAGCGCAGTCATGCCTGATCCAATAAGCGCCATTGGCGGTAGTGCCGTACTCGGCGCGTTTAGCTCTAAAAACGCAGCGGACACGCAAGCCGGTGCGGCTAACCGCGCATCTGATATTTCAAATGCGCAATACAACCAAACCCGCGCTGATCAAGCCCCGTTCCGAGAAGCGGGTCTTACAGCGCAAAATAGGTTGATGTCGCTCTTGGGCGTTGGTGGCGATCCTAATGCTGCTGGTTATGGCAAATACGGCCAAGATTTTAGTATGGCCGATTACCAAGCGGACCCAGGCTATCAGTTCCGATTGTCAGAAGGCCAACGTGCTTTGGCACACAGCGCAGGTGGTCGAGGTGGTTTGGTGTCTGGCACATCGCTTAAAGCAATGCAGGACTACGCACAAAACTCAGCCTCTGGCGAATACACCAACGCATTTAACCGTTATCAAGCCAACCGAAGTAACCAGATAGCCCCCCTTCAATCATTAATGGGTGCTGGCCAATCGTCAACTAACTTCCTTGGTCAAGCTGGCGCAAACAATGCTTCCACTATGGGTAACTACTTAACCGGTGGCGCTGCTGCGCAAGCTGCTGGGGGCATAGGAATGGCAAATGCCGTAAGTGGTGGTTTGGGTACATACATGAACTACAACCAAAACCAAGCGCAAAATTCTTTGCTGCAACAAGTGTTGCAAAACCGTAATAGCATTGGTTACGGATCGGGTTATTCAGGTGGCGGCCCAGATGGCTTTAACCCATAAGGAATGAATCATGGCAATTGATCCCAATATCGCACTTGGCTATAAGCCAATTCAACTTGAGCAACGTAACCCTTTTCAGGAATATGGTCAAATTGCACAAATTCAAAATGCTCAAAACCAAAACGCTTTGGCGCAGTATCAATTGAGTTCAGCCCAGCGTGCAGATGAGCAACAAAATAATTTGTACGCTGCTGCCAAACAACCAAATTTTAAATTAGATTTGCAAACTGCTATCCAGTACGGACCAGCAGGCATTGCCGCGCTTAAAACACAAAATGAGGCTGCCACCGCAGCTTTAACGCAAACTAAAACACAAGCTGAAATTGACGAAAAACAATTAAAACTTAGAGGCGACAAACTTAACTTTGCTTACAATTCGGTTGGGTCTGCACCAACACCAGAAGCAGCAGCGCAAAAAATTAAAGAAGGTTTAAAAGACGGGTTTCTTGATTTTAATACTGCGTCGGCCGAACTTAAACAAATTCAAGATTTGCGGACGCCTGAAGATTTCCAAAAATACAGAATTGACAAGTTGACGGGAATCTTGAAAGAAAAAGACAAAATTGAATTTATGCTGCCTAAAATTAAACAGCAAGAAATTGGTGGAAGCATTCTTGGCATTCAAGATAACCCAACAATGCCTGGTTATGGTTTGCCTATTGCTGGCATGGCAATTAAGAAAACAGCGACGCCAGGTGAGTTGATGGTTGACGCACGCGCTCGTCAGCGTTTAGATCAAGAGATGGCTACAGGCACTTTGACGCCGCAATCTTTGGATGTGGCGGCTAACGTTTATTTGCAGACTGGTCAGTTGCCACAAGGCATGGGCAAGTCTGCATCTGGCTTGCGTACACAAGTTATGAACCGCGCTACCGAATTGTCTACTGGCAAACCCGCAGCAGACGTAGCCGGTGGAATTGTTGAAGCCAAGCAAGACGTTGCCAGCCGAGGCAAAGCCGTCAAAGATTTCAGCACCGGCCAACAAGGAAAAATGGTTAACTCGTTTAATACTGCGATTGACCATTTGGACACAATGGGCAAATTGTCTGATGCACTGCAAAACGGCGACATTAAGGCATTTAACTCTTTAGGCAATACCATTGCAGCTCAAACCGGTTCGCCAGCGCCGACCAACTTTAATGCAGCACGCCAAATCGTAACAACTGAAGTTATTAAAGCCATCAATGCCAGTGGTGGTGGCGTAACTGAACGTCAAGAAGCCGAGCGTAATTTTGCATCAGCTAACAGTCCAGAGCAGTTAAAAGGTTTGATTAGCACTTATCAAAATCTATTGGGTGGCCAACTTAAAAGTTTGAGCTTACAGTACGAAAACACAACGGGCCGTAAAGATTTTGACAAAAAATTAACGCCCGCCGCGCAATCTGTGATGACCCGCGTTCGCGGCGAAACGCCTGCTGCCGCTAGCACTAACGTTGTTGTAACGCCAGACGGTCAATCGCATGTTTTTCCCACGCCCGCCGCAGCAGCGCAGTTTAAGAAAGCCGCAGGTCTTTAATGGATTACGCAGCCCTTGCCAAACAATACGGCGGGTCAACCGCTGCGCCAGCAATTGACTACGCGGCACTTGCCAAACAATTTGGTGGGGACACGGCGGCTGCCGCTGCGCCAATTGAATCTGGGGGCGGTATTCCCGGCCAACGCAAATCCGCAACGTTGACCGAACAAGCGCTTGCAACGCCAGTGGCACGGGCTGTGTTGGGTGTAGCCACACCTTTGGTCGGCGCAGTTCAATTTGGCGCAAACGTGGGCGACTACTTTAACGAAAAACTAGGTCAAAAACCAGTTGTCAGTAAAGCTATTTCTGATTGGTGGAACGAAGTTCAGGCAATGAAAGAGCGCGGCATGGCCGCTACGTCGCCAGAAGCTGAGTTTGGCGTCAAACCACGCGACGTTATTGGCACAGTTGCTGGCGTTGTGCCCGCGTTAATGCAGCCACAAAACGCCCTTACTAAAGGCCAACAAATTTTACAAGGCTTTAAACAGGGCGCGGTGGTTGGAACTATGCAACCAGGCACTGACCGTTTGTCCGACCAAGCTATAGGCGGTGCAGCCGGGGCTGTTTTAGGTGGCGCAGCGCCCGTGGCCCTGCCAGCCGTAGCTAAAGCAGCCGGATGGATTTGGGACGCTGTTGGCGGTCGGTTGGTTCAAGTTAAAGCTGGCAAAATCATGCGGGAGATTTCTGGCGACAACTTAGCCGCCATCCAATCGGCAAACGCTAAGGCTGCGCCGGGTTTGACGTCTGCGCAAGCCGTTCAAGAAGCAGGCATTACCGCACCAGTCTATCAAGCGGCAGCGCAGCGTACGCCTACGGCCAATATTGCGGCTTCTAAAGCCGCTAAAGAAGCTGAAGACGCATCTGCGCGGGCTGCACGAATTGAATCAATTACACCAAATATTGAAGCCGCCCGTATTGCCCGCGAAGCGGCTGCCGGTCCATTATATGAACAAGCACGAAAAGCTGCGGCTAAAGTTAGCCCTGAACTTCAAGATGTATTTGGACGATTGCCTAAAGGTACGTTAGAAAAAGCGGCGGATTTAGCCCGTATGGATGGACGGCCATTTATTTTAGGCGAAACCAAAGCCGCGCAAGAAGTGTCAACTGGCCTTCTTAATGCCGCAGGACAACCTATTACAAAAACAGCTCCTGCAACGACGGCCACAATTTCTGGCGAATCTTTGCACTACATTAAACGTGCGTTGTCGGATATTGCTAACGCATCGCCCGCTACAGGCATGGGTAAAGACACGCAAGCAGTAGCGCGCAATGTATTGACCGATTATTTAAAAGTTGTTGAAAGTAAAAACGTGCTTCCTATTTATGGGCAAGCACGACAAACTTTTGCGCAAGAATCTGCGCCCGTAAATCAAGCGCAAATTTTAAACAAAATGCTAGAAACACTTAAAGGTTCTGGCACAGCGGCTGAAAAGCCCGCACAATTTTTAAACGCGCTTGGACAAGGTGAATCTGCATTGCTTAAGCGTGCCGATCAAAACCCGCGTTTTGGTGGGATTAGTGAAGTTTTGACGCCCGAACAAATGGGCGCGGTCAATAAAGTTGCTGGCGAATTAAAACGAGAAGCCGACATGGCTATGCTGGCACGGCAAGGTGAAGAAGCCTTGGCTGGTATTCTGAGAGAACGCCCCACCACTGTACCTGGCATCAACATGGCTTCCGCTATTATTAACCGCGTCACAAGTATGTTGCGTGGCCGCGTATCAGATAGCACGCGCGAAACTGTGGCTAAAGGAATGCAAACCGGCAAAGGCGCTAACGAGTTGTTGGCAACGTTACCTGCTGCTGAACGTGACGCCGTGCTTATTGCGCTTGGCGAAATGAAAGTTTCTGGCGCTGCTGCTGGTTTGACTGGCGGCAATGCTTTAACGCCCTCTCGTAAAAATCAAAACGCATTGGCACAATAATGGAAACCCAACAACTTTTCAACATCGCCCTTGGCTTGGCTGCTTTCTTTGGTGGCTGGGTACTGAACAACATCACTCGCACTTTAGAGCGTTTGGATACAGACATACGGGCAATGCCAAGTACATACGTTTCTAAAGATGATTACCGCCGCGACATAGACGACATCAAAGAAATGCTGGGCAAGATTTTTGACAAACTTGATGCCAAAGTAGATAAATGATTGATCCCATCACAATCAGTGCTGCGTTTGCAATTGCCAAAAGCACTATTGCGGGAGTGCAAGAAGCCATCCAGATGGGCAAGGATTTGCAGGAGTGCTCTGGCGACTTGATTAAATTCTTTGAAATGCGTGATACCGTTGCAATTGCTGCGGCGCAAGATAACAAAAAAACTCGGTCGGATATGGGCCAAGCCCTTGACACCGTGATGCAGGCCAAGGCGCTCAGGGACGCTGAAAAAAAGCTCAAAGAACAACTGATCTACTCTGGGCAGGGCGACGTCTGGGAGTCCATTCAAGCTGAATACAATCAAATCCAAGCCAACCGGCGGCGTCAAGAGCGTGAAGCACAAGACGCTAAAAAGAAACGTAATGAAAAACTAGCGTCATTAATTGAAACTTTGTTTATT